GCCGCCCGACGCACGGAACTTTGCCAAGAGCGAATCCATCGAAGAACGGCGTGCCGTGCAGGACGCATATGACGGGTATATGGACTACTGGAACACCGTTGCGGAAATCCATGAGGACGGCATGGAAATCACCATGACCCCTGGATTTACAGCATGGCTCGGGGAACAACCGGCCAAGGTTCAGCGGGCGGCAAACAGTGGCGGTTCCGACATGGGCATCAAAATCATCGACGCCTACAAGGAATCCATTGCCAAAAGCCGGGTATCCGCCCACGACAAAAAGGCGGCGGACGCCAAACAGCGGAAGGACGATATCTTGTCCGATACGACCCGGAACAAAACGTCACCGCGTAAAACAAGTGGTAAAGACCCGAACGATATGTCAGCGGGGTTCGATGAATACACCGACGATGATATGCTCTAACAACCATTTACCATCGGAACTGCCGCCCATCATCCGAATCGACAGGGGTGAGCAGTTCCGATGCCAGAATGTCTATGCGAAGAAGCGCTGCCCGGCGTGCAGCAAGGCCGGCAAGCCCGCTGTTGTCCGGGATACCGAAAACCTTTATGTCGGCATTTGCATCACTTGTGGAGCCGAAGTCGATATGACCTGTGACCGGAAACAGTTCATTGGAAAATTAGGGTCCGGCACCGCGATTGAGTTGAAATGCCAGCGGTGCAAAAAGATGTGCCGGATCGAGAAACTTTAACCAGACCCACCAGTAAGACCGCAGTATAAAAAAATCAAGCCGAAGTCCTCTGAGACTCCTTTGAAACGCTTTTCAACCTCTTAAAGGAGAATCAGAACATGACTCCCAACACCACGACCTACGATGACGTTAGCCCCCGGACCAATGGTGCGGCGCGGGGAAAACTGCTTGAGCGGGGTCAGCGCTTACTGGTAGCCGAGCGTTTTGGCTACTTCGACCCGCAGCAGAAGAACAAAACCAAGACGGCCATGTGGCGGCGTTACAACTCGCTGGCACGGGCAACCTCCCCGCTGGCAGAAGGCGTCCCGCCCGCCGGCCAGAAACTCACCTACACGGACATCACCGCGACCCTGGAGCAGTACGGCGATTCGGTTGAGATCACCGATGTTGTGAAGGACACCCACGAAGATATCGTGGACCTCGAAGCGCTGGACCTGTGCGCCGAGCAGATTGCCGAAACGGTCGAGGAGCTGCGGATCAACGTGCTTAAGGCCGGGACCACGGTTTATTACGGTAATGGCGCGGCAACCCGTGCTACCGTAAATTCCCCCGCTGTCCGTGGTGACTTCCGCAAAATCAAACGGTTCTTCAAGAAATACAAGGGCCGTGAGATTACCCGGATTATCAAGGCTTCCCGGAAGGTCAGCACCGAGCCTGTTGCGCCGGCCTTTTTTGCAATGGGCCATACCGACCTGGATTCCGACCTACGGGATCTGTCCGGGTTCATCCCGCTTGAGCAGTATTCCAATTCCGACAAGGGATTGCCGGGCGAGATCGGCAAAATCGAGAGCGTCCGTATCATCCTGACCAATATGTTCGATTCATGGCAGGCGGCAGGCACGTCCGGGACAACCTATCTGTCCGGTGGCGTGGCAGTTTCTTCCGCCGCTTCGTGCGATGTCTACCCCCTGATTATTGTGGCCAAGAACGCCTATGCCATCGTTCCGCTTCAGGGCAAGAATGCGGTAACCCCGTACATCGTGAACCCGAAACCCCAGGTTTCCGACAAACTGGCGCAGATTGGCTTTGTGGCGTGGAAACTGATGACCGCTGCGGTAATTCTGAATGAAAACTGGATTGCCCGCCTGGAAGTTGCTGCGACCGCGAACCCGTCTTAATCGACGCTGGTTTTTGAGTTGGCTTTAACATTTTGAAACACAAGGAGATTTTACAATGCCTCAGAACATTTTAGCAAAGGTACAGGCCGGGCCGTATGCCAAATATATCGGCCTTGGGTTTATTCCCGATTGGGTGAAAATTTGGAGCGGGGCGGCTGACACCAATTACTGCTACCTGGAATGGAACATCGGGATGATGGCGACCACCACCATTGCTGGCGGTATCGTGATGGTTGATACCACGGGTGACCGTGTTGCCCGAGCCCGCACCACCGGTATTGAAATTTACCGTGGCGGCACCGTTTTGGGTACGGGTACGACCCCGAGGTCTTCGACCGCTGCGGTTGTAACGGCCAATGTTTATTACGGTCCCGATTCCGACGTTGACAAACGGGACAACGGTTCAACCAGCACCATCAGCACATGGACGCTTGGAAGTTCCGCGAACCGGACGGGCAATTGGGATTTCGTGTGCGATGCCATCGAAACCGCCGATAGCCACAACCCCGTTGGCGTTGGGTCCATGATTAACATCGACGGCAAAGAAACCTACATTACGGCCATCACCAGCAATGGTGAAGCTGCGAATGAAGTTACCCTCAACGAAGCGCTGGCGTCCGGCCCGATTTACAAGCTGACCGGGAAATATACCCACGCCTCACAGGCCGCAGGGACCGTTACCAAGGCCGGTATCATCATCAATGATGTCACGTATGTCAATCTGACGGCAGCCGACACGATGGTAATTGAAGCCGGAACGTACCGCTAACCTCAACGGAACATGAGCATTCAAAATGCCTGACACGTTCAAAGGAGAATAGAGTTCGATGCAGAACCAAACCGAAAGCCCGACGGCACAAACAGCCGCAAGACCGGACAACCTGATTTACACCAATGGCGGTGACCCCTTCAAGTCGCTGGCAACGGTGTTATCAGCAATTTCCAAGAAGAACCTGGACCCTAAGATATTCGTCCCTGTCCCTGTTGGCAAGGATGAGTTTGCCATCGGGAAGTTGGCGGTAGAGCCGAGTGCTGCCGAACCGCTGACCCCCGCTGGCGCGGGTGACCAGAAGGAACCCCCCCAAGGCAAGTACGTGGAAACTTACTGGTGGGTCAAGTTCCACGCCAAGAGCAACCCGATTGACCCGGACGATGTGCAACAGTGCGTCAACGGCGAAGTGTTGCAGGCACCCCGCGAAGTCGAAACCATCATGCCGAACCGGTTTCTATTGGGGCTTGACGCGGCGGTCATTCCGAAGTTTACCCAAATGCCGGGGAAACCCCGGAAATACACGGCCAAGGTAAGAAAGTTCCCCTACGACCGCCTGCGGGAATCGAGCGAGAAGGAATACCGCGAATGGAAGAACCGGCACACCAGGAAACACCATGATGATGTCCGCCGGTACGGCTACGATGTAACCCCCGAAATGGTGGAAGACACCATGAGGTAACAGGCCAATGGCAAGCAGAATTAGCACGTTGGGTTTGGTTCAAAAATGCCGGACGTTCATTGCGGAAGACCGGAGCCAGAAGGCGCTGGACTATCTGATTAAGGAATCGATTATCAAGGCTGACCGGGATTTGCGGGAATGTGACCCGCTTTCCCCGTTGGCTTGGGATATCGTGCCTTACGATAGCCTGCCCCTGACCCGGTACAACGCGAATATCAGCGCGATTACAGCGGCGAACCCCGGCGTTATCACGGCGGATTCGGCGGACAGCGATATCACTGGGCATGGGTTCCATAACCATTCCACAATCCGGGACGTTATTATTGTCAACGGTATCGACGCGGGCATGACCGAACTGAACGACCGGATATTCCTGTCGCAGTATGTAAGCGCCACCACGCTCTCGCTGAAATCGTTCGATGGTCTGTCCGACATTAACACGACCGATTTTGACGCCTACACAGCGGGCGGGACAATCTACCATGCCGGGTACGTGCTGAACACCACGACCATCCTGACGGACGTTGCCAGCATGTGGGAAATGGGGCGGATACTGCCGAACCCGACATTTGGCATGAAGCCCACCACGATGATTGGTAAAACCGAAGCTGAATCCAATCCGTATTGGCTCCGGGGCGGTGGTGGCCGTCCTCAGCGGTGGCGGTATTGGGAAAACATGACGGACCCCGATACGCCGACCATCAATCATTATTTGCTCTGGTATCCGCCCTGCAACGGTGAGCATGTCATTTCATTTAATTACCAGAAGGATATTGCGGACATTTCGACTTGGAACGGCACGACCTACCCCTTCCACCCGGCAGAGGCCCATGACGCGCTTTGGCATGGTGCTTTGGCTAACCTTGTTGGACAGGCGGAAAAGATGAAGCGGGTCAATGACAAATCGCTGTCCACGAAAATCGAGGTCATGTACGCCGAACGGTGGCTGACCGAATGGGAAAAGGACAAGCGCCGGGTACGGAAACTTAGCCGGAAACTGCTTGGCGATAATGTGGGCTCGGGAGATATCACGGGATGACAATGAATCGATATTGCAAAACGGCGGTTCTGGTGGCGATGTTTCTGGTTGCCACGGCAATAGTCGCTTACCCCGCGACTCAGCGGAACGACACCACATCGGACACGTTGTATGCGCGGCTTCAAAAGGATGTCAACGATAGCGGCACGACCTTTTTCACGGAAGCCGAAGCATACCGGTGGATGGACGAAGCGGTGCAAATCATCGCGTCATACTGCCGGTGTGTGGAACAGTCAACGCTGGATATCGTGGTAACGAGTGGCACCAAGACCTATTCAATTTCGGATATGGACCACTACGATATCGAAGCCGTGGTCTACGATTACAGCACGAATGTCGTGGATTCCGATGACCCCCGGTATTACGGCCTTGAACAAATCGATCTCCAGGACATAGCCAAGTATCCGAACGAACGGGGCCGTCCGCTGTACTGGTTCGAGTGGGGTGGCGAGATTGGCGTATGGCCGGTGTCGTCCATCAGCGATTCTATCCCGACGACCATCACGGTTTACCTGGCCGGCATCCCGTCCACGATTGACGGCACGGGCGATTCGATTTCCACGCCCTATTATTTCAACCCCACAATCCTTTTATATCTAAAGGCCAAGTACCACGAAAAGAACCGGGACGAAAACCGGTCGTCCCATTACCGGGATTTGTTCTACAAGTCGATTGAAAGCTACATGCAATCCACGCGGCGGACCCGCCCGCTGAAGTCGGAGAATTGATGAATAAGCGTTCCATATCGTTAATCCTG